CTCCCTTTAAGGTTAGCATCTACTCCTGCTTTATAAACTTCTAATACATCAGGTACACCATCATTATCTAAGTCCTTTTCTTCATTGAATCCTAAAGATAACATAGCTTGCTTCTGCAGGTCAATAGCACCTTTAGCAGCAATTTTCTCAAGCTCATTACCCTGTTCAATCTCCATTTTTTCTCTCTCCCATTGTCTTGCTTTCTCATCATTCTTACCTTGAGCTTCAATAGCTTGCATCTGTTGTTGTTGAACTTGTTCTGCCATTTCATTTTCTCCTTGTTCAAGTAACTCTTCAGCTTCTTGTATCCCTTGACTTCTAACTACCTTAATAACAGAAGACATCTTAATAGCATTATTTTGTTGAGCAGCATGGGCTAATTGTTTCACTAGCTCTACAGACTCATGAGCATTAGATGCATTGGTTACAAAGATTCCATAAGTAGATGAATCTAATAAGCCTGCATCTATTTTAAGGAGTTCAGTGGATAAATCATCTAAAGTATAAGTGATAAAATCATCTGTAGAATCAGAATAACTTATCTTACATTGTTCTACTAAAGCCTGTAGTACATTCCTTTTAACATGATTGTGCAAGTCAAAATAAGGTTCAAGAATATTACTTGAAGCTTGTTGGTTTTGTTGAGTATTACCTACTGCATCTCTTTGTTGTATTTGTCCTATAACAGCATCAGTGATTCCTACAGATTTACCACATTGAATATCTATGTATTCAGCTAACTCAATATATTTTTGAATGTCAGACATTAAAGACATGTTAACTTCTTTAGCCATATTGGTTACATCCAATCCTTTGTTTCCTTCTTCATTTGGATTTATCCAACCAATCTTCAGGGCTTCAGCATAATACAACCATTTCTCTATGTCTATACCTGATGATTTAGGTATGGCATTAATGTTCATAAGTAGTAATTTACCTTTATCTGAAGCCATTAGTAGCTCTACTCTATACATTATAATGTTGTAGTAATATTGCCATACCTTCATTCTATCCATTAATGAAGTAGTTTCAGAATTTAAGTTATCATAGGCTGCACCATAATAAGGTTGTTTACATTCAAAAAGATTATTTAAATCTTTATGTTGTCCCTCTATAGGTCTCATTCTAAAGTAAATATCATTTTGTGCTATGTAGGTTTCATAAGTTTCAGGTATCCATTCCCAGTCAATAGAAATATCTCCTAAGTCCTTATTAACTTTATAGTTCTCACCAACAGTGGTCATCTCTTCTTCTCCTGTTTCTAAGTCTATATAAGTTAAAAAGCCTATTCTTCTTAAGTCTTTCCAAGTACAGTGAAAGACAGATATAGTATTATTTGAATGAGCTTCTGTTTCATTAAAGGACCACTCTTGGTCATAGATTTGAGTACCTTTTACAGCATCATTGTAGATAGCATCTATCTCTGTATTAGTTAATTCATCTCCTGCTAGAGTAACTAATTGAGATGGTGTCATTCTATATTCAGCTACACACCATTCTCCATCTTCAATAAAATCATTATCAGGGGACTTATCATAATCAAATCTAATAGTATTGGTAACACCTAAGGAAGGCTTACCTCTTACTTGTCCTACCCAATATACTTCTTCTCCTGATAAAGTAGCATGCTTCCACCCCTTATCAAATTTTCTTTTAACATCTTCTTTCTGTACAATACCTTGAAGAAGTTGATGTGCTTGGGCTTCAGCAGGGTCTTGATGTTTCCTACCCATATATTTCTTGACTTCAGGGGGAGTCATAGCCTGCATTTCCTGTGCCATTTGCTCTTGAATTTGAGCTTCTTCATCAGGTGTTAATTTCCTACCTTTACTTTCTGCTTGATATTTTTGTTCTATCTCAGCCTGAATAGGTTGCATGATTTGAGCAACAGTATATTCTTTTATTAAAGAGAATTGCTTCTGTTCTTTTCTATTGGTTGCCTCCTCATTCACTGCTAGTGTTTTATAAGAGAAGGGTCTTTTCATCTCCATTCCTATAACTGCCTTTATTCTTGGAGATACTATGTCCTTATTTGTAAATGATGCAGGGAGTTCTCCTGCTTCTGCACCAAAGGGTTTACACACATATTCAAAGTCTCTTTGGTCTATGATATTATTATATAAATCATAGTTTACTTTCTTTCTTTTATATTCTGAAATACTCCCATCAAAAGAATTATTACTAAAAGCAGCACCCTTTAATTCATTAGCTCTGTCTTTAAACCACTGTTTTTTATTAGCATTTTTCTTTGTCAAAGATAGTCTCACTCTTGTTGTAGTTTGCATATATTATTTTTTAGTTCTTATTAAACAAATCAAGTGCCAATAAGTCTTTCACATTTTGATTTTCTTCTGTGGCATCTCCATACTCTTTACCAAGTTCATCTTCCTCTATTTGGAACATAACTTGCATGAGTGCCATTACTCTGTCAAAGTTACCCTTTTTATTATAAAGAATCAACTCCTCTAATAAGCCTATATCATAAATGAAATCCATATTAAGCAGTACATTTCCATGCTCATCAAAATCTCTCTCTTCTAGTAACCACTGTTTGATGTACTTTGCACCTGCATCTTTAAGCTTTTCATTCATATGACAACCATAAATCCTTGCCACTTTAGAAGCTTTAATATTCTTACTAATCACACCATCAGGTTGAGCAGCAAGCATATGCAATTTCTTTCTTCTTTCAAAGTACTTTTTAACATCAGGTACTTCATTCTCATACATAATCTCAGCATTGTAAAGGGTTGCTAACATCTCTACAATTCAATTACATGAGTCTGAAGTCTGTGGTCTTCCTACATATTGAGCTACAATTATGTTCCTTGTGCTGTTTCCTCTTTGCACTGTCTTGTAAACATAAACTGCTGCTAATGATACTCCTGTAGTTTGGTCTTGTCTATAAGGGTCATACCCTATTTTATAAAGACCCTTAGGAGGGTTAGAAGGAAATTCAAAGATGATAGGACAACTCATTAAGTCCTTTTGCTTTACCTTATAATGTATTATTGGGTTTAATTTGTTGACTAAATCTGGTTCTGCTATTATTTTACCTGAGTCAGGGTTTCTCCTTAAGGTTACAGGTGTCCCTTTAATAAGCATCAACTTTTCTCTTATTACTCTGTTAAGTTGTGCCCTTAATTCTACTATTGGAAAATCATTGGTTGATACTGTAAGAAAAGCCTCAGATGGCTTTAATGCAAACTCTTGGCAATGTTGCTGATATGCTGTAGTGTTGCTACTGCTTTCAAGAATAACTTTTCTCCTACCATTCTCGAACTCCAAGGCTTCCTCTATATTTGAGTTACCTTGGAGGTCATAGAACCCTTCTAGGTTCTTAGTTACAGGGTGAAAGAATCCACATACTGTGTCCTCTGCATTATCATCCCAAGTATTAACAAATGGCATGATACCATAAGCTAATGGGTTATAGAACATATCAGCAAAGTCTACTGTACCTGCTTCCATGTCTCCACCTGTTCCAAAGATTATAATTTGTCCTGTAATGTATTTACCTGCTGTAAGTGCAGGTTTAATGGCTGCGAAAGAGTCCTTTAAATTTGGAAATGCTCCTGCTTCTTCTAAGAGTACAAGGATACCATCCTTACCCCTTGCTGCATCAGAGTTGTCCTTAAAGGTTAGGGCAAACACTTCAGATTGATAACCTGCTTCTATGTCTACCCCATTGATTTTCTTCTTGAAAGATGCCTTTCTATGGTCCTGCTTATCCACATAATCTCTTGACTTTCGCCAACCTGTGAACTCATTAATGAAGTTAAGGTAATCAGATGTCATACCCATTGTACCCTTAGGATACAAAAACTTCTTCTCTGAAGCACCAATAATTACCTGGGCTCTTCTTTCAGTATTATAATAGTTAGCCGAAATTGCTCCATTCTTATAACTATAACCTTTCCTTCTACTTTTCCCTACAATCATATGGAAACCTCCCATAAGGAAGTCAGGGTGAGGTGTCACTCCTAAGTTGAGTTTTTCAAGCTCATCTTTCTCTATACCATTTCTTGCAATCTCTAGTGACCAAAAATAATCATAGTCACCATCCCAAAAATCAGGGAAAGTAGTTCTTTTCCTTGAGGCTTTTTTGCCCTCTAACATTTCCACCACTTGTATCTGACAAAAGTTCAAATACATATAATGGTGTCCTGTTATTCTATGACCTTGAACCTCAAAGCCATTTTTACACCTATTTAACTGTTCTTCCCAATAGTCTATCCAACCTGCAGTACCCCAATAATCAGAACAAAAATAACCATACTTTGTGAACCTAAGTGCCTCTTGTCTAAAGACATTGGAGTTTATCCACTTGCCATCTTTTGTTCTTACTTTATCTTTCTTGAGTACCTCCATATTATACTTCTTGTAGTTCTAACATATTGGTTAATCTCTTTATTTCTTTATCATGATAGGCACATTGCAGATATTCTTCCACTGCCAAATTCTGAACCAACAGTTTTTCATGGTATTTAATCTTTTCTGTAATATGTATATTAAGTTCTGTACCCACTATCATTACTTACATTTCAAAATGATTAATCTCTTTATTACCTTTAGTTTTCATAGTCTCAAACAATTGCTCATATACTTTTTCTTCCATAGCATTAAGAGTCTTCATTACATCATAGCTATCTTTTAATGCAGAGGTTATCTCTCTTGGCTTATATAAAGGATTTCCTCTTGAATCTAATTTATCCATGTCAAAATCATTAAGCCAACTCATCATTTTCTCTGCTCCTGCTTTAGCTGACAAGTAATATTGCAAAGTAGGAGAGGCTTCCACCCTTAAATACTCATACAATTTCATCCCCTCTACAATCAATTCATCTTCTACAAAGGAGTCTGCATCTTCCCTATATATTGCTTTAAGGACCTTACCTTTCCTTACATCATCTGCAAAACCTTTATAAGGGTTTGACTTCTTGTAAGAACAATTGAGCTCTATGTAAGCAAACTGTCTTTTAGCTTCTAACTTAGTAGGGTCTGTATCTCTGTCCCATATCTCTGAATAGGGATACATTAACAGAGCATGTTCTGTTGGCACTACTAAATTTCCTTCTACCTTAAATAAATCCATTACTTAATTATAGTTGATTTAAACTTCAATACAAAGTCTCCCTTATTTGTATAAATCTTCACTCTCTTTGTTGAGGTCATCTTACCTATTCTCCTTAGATGTTGAGGTACTGTATTGGCTTTAAACACAGCACTTAAAATCCCTGATACCTTATCAAAGGTAGGAGTGGTACAACCACAAGAGGACTCTAATTTAGTCACTTCTAAATCTTCAGGAACTTGACCATCCCATCTAAACCTTACAGTATGAGTAGTCTTTTCTTTTATTGTCCCTAGTTCAATTTCACTATCTATCCAACTCATCTTTTAATCTTTAAAGTTTTTTACTCTTCCATTTTTTATTTGCCAGAAACGAGATGTCTCTTTATCATGAACAAGATAACTCCTTGTACTAAACATCTCCCATTTAAACTCACTCATCATTGCAGGATAACAAGGTTTATCACAAGCCTTATCAGCCATCTGTAATGCAGTAGTGGTACATCCACAAAGTCTACATGAACCTTCACTATAACATAAAGGGTCCATCACTTCTATCCTCCATTTAATCTGCTCCAATATATGTCTTCTAATTAACCAAGACCATCTACTATCATAACAGGCATATCTAAATTTGCCTACAAGGTAAGACTTTATATTCAATAAATTTATTTTTGCTTTCATTTTAATATTTTTCTTAACTCTGTTAAGTTCTTTACTGTATGCTTCTTACCACTCATAACTACATTATTAAGTGGTGAATGAGGTTTAAATATTCCTACCTTAATACTATTGTGTAAGATATTTAAGTCTTCCTCATTAAAGATGTTTTCTTTCTCAGTGATTTCTTTTCCTTGTATATCATAGTCTATGATAACATCTTGTTGTCTAATGAACTCCTTCTTTATAATAAACCCTAAAACATTAAAATCCCTAGAGTCTAAATACTTTACTCTAATATCTCCCCCCTTTAACAAAGGCAGGAAAGCATATAAAGAGTTGGAGTCAAGTGTAGTGGATTGCCAACTATTAAACTCCTCATCATACACTTCACATTCTAAGTCTATAATAAACTCTTCTTCTGTTGGTTTGTAATACCTATTCATAATTTTCTATTCTATATATTAATATCTTAAAATAAACTTCCATAGCAACAAGTTGTTCCTCAACTATTTCTATGTGGGCTTTTGAAATTTCTCCTTTAAAAAATGCCTCATTAAGCTTTTGTATCTTGAGTCTTAAATCTTCCTTTTCTTTTATAAGTTCTTCTTTAACCATTCAGTTAAGTTTTGTTTCTTCCCTTTTCTATTCTCAAATAAGAATTGCTTTAAAGAAGAATTAGGATTAGATTTTACTTTCTTCCTTATTACTTTAGTATCAGTGGTTCTAAGTTCTTGGGGAGTGAAAGCCCCTTCTAAGTTGATAAATTTCCATCCTACACATCCAAGTATAGGGTCATATAATACTTCAGTCATCTGTGTCATCAGTTAAAGTGAAGTTAGTTCCTTCTATTACTTCCTCTACTACAGGAGTAATTAAATCATTTTCTAGGACCAAAGTTCCCATAGGATTCATAACTTGTTCAAATTGCTCTATAGATAAAGGCTCACCACTATTATCATAAAGGTCTGTACCTGAAACATATCTAGTACTTCCCCTAGTTTCATCATTTAAATCAACCCCTACAGGAGGTTCTATATTAGCTGTAGTTCTTATAACTCCATCAATAAATACACTCTCTTCTTCAGTAATAGGTTCAGGTATATTTAAAGCAGGTAAAGATGGTGCAGTTTCATAATTATCTTCAGCCATTATCTTCTCAAGTTCAGCCATAGCCTCTTCATCTGCAACATCATACATCTTAATAGTAGTATCTTCTTTCTGAAAAGTAGGAGCATCTCCACCATTAGAAGAATCATAAAATAATACTCCTTGCTCTCTAATTAAATATGACCATTTATCTATATCAAGTCCATGGTTAATTGGTAGGGACACTAGGTCCATTATCAATATATTGTCCTCTACTAATTTCTTCTCTTGTGTATCCTGTGTACTTTCTGATTCTTTCATAATATTCTTCAAATTTTAATTCATTATTTTTTATGTGATTAAGCATCATAACAAGGTAGTGATTAAATCTCTCAGGATTAATCTTTTCTTTCTCCCTGTACATATACTTTAACTGTTTTATAATCCTAGAAGCAGGAACTCTAATATTAAATAAATACTGAAGTCTGAAACTCTCTAGGTCTCCTGAAGTCATTGCTATCTTCATTGCTATAAACTCTGCCCTTACTATCTTATCAATAGTGGACAGAGAATACTGAGGATATGTCAAAGAAATCTTGTCATAAAATGTCCTTATAAGTTCTTCTGTGAAAACTACTCTAGCCACTGCTATCTTGTTTTAAGAGTTGGAATTGGTAATTTTGTGTGTCAGGATTTGGATATAACATAGGAAATATCTTGAAGTTCTTTTTGGGCTCCTCTATTAAAAAACCTTTCTTCTTAAGGCTATCAAAGTAATTCCCTAAACCTCCTGGCTTAATCTTCATTTCCTGCATTACAATCTTCCTTGCTGAGGTTCCAAATCTATCCTCTGCAATATCCCCTTCTAATGACATAAAATTAGCAAGAACTTCAATCTCCTTGGGGGTCATCTTAACAGGTAAAAATACATTCATTATTGCTAAATGTGTTGTGTAGTACTTGTTCTTAGGTAGTGTCAATCTTTTTCTTAATATTTCCATTCTTCTGTTCTTTTAATTCTTATAGTTTTAGTTTTTATTGTGTGCTTTACTGCTTCAACAACATCTTTGGGTCTTTCCATCCTAAGAGTAAAGTTCTTTAAGTCTCCACCCCTCTTATGCAATATTGTATATAACTCTATATCAACAATACAACTTATCCATCTTCCATTAATATGCTGTTCATACTTAACTCCAAGTGTGAGGTCAGCTATCTTAGGTACAAAATACTTTTTGTTATTATTCATACCCCAAAGTTAAGTAGAATATGTGAGAAAGTTAACATTAATATGAAAAAGTTATTAAAGAAAGAAAAGCCCTCCTATAAAAAGAGGGCTAAATCAAGTTTAACTAAGTCAGCTTTCATGAAAAAGCTATGGCTAAGGTAGTGAAAAATATTTTAGTAGAAAATTTTGGAAAAGTATGTGGTTATAAATAGTGGAAAAGTACATAGAAAATATTTTTGTGGTAAATATTTTTTTGGTTTAAATAGTGGAAATGTATGTGTCCTAATAATACCCTTACCCATTTTTGCAGAAAGGGAAAGTCCCCCACACCTAAAGGTGCAGGAGCATTCTCTCTGGCTCAGTAATAATATACTGATACAGAGACCTATCTGTAGTCTAGGAGCTAGATCATCTAGTGGTAGACATGGTTAGTGTGTTTCAACACCCTAACTGATTCATGCACAACATGTGTTGTGTGTAACAGCCAAGACTGGGTAACAGGTCACTAAGCTTATGAGAAATCTACAAGCTATTAAATTGGAGCTAGGGTTGAACCCTGCTAAAGACAGTTTCACTTGGACTAACTCTCCAAGCAAAGATGATAACAAGGA